GTGAGCATTATCCATCGAATAGGTAGGGATACCTATCCGATATTGATCATTATCGAAGGGCCAGGGGGAGGGTGAAGTCTTGACCCAGGGGTTTTATAGTAAGGGTGGGGGGGGAATGCTTACTTATGTTTTTTCTTTTCTTCTTTACTATCCCTTTCTTTCCCGCCTTGTATGGCGCACCTTGGTGTTTTACGGCGTGTCGTGTACATATCCTGTGATCTACGTCACAGAGTAGTGCCATAGGGGTGTTGGCACACCCTCGTAGTAATTGAGAGGGTTTTCCTCTCGGGGCTTGAAGCCCCTCGGCGGAAAGCCCCAGTACCTCCACTCCACTGGAGGTTCCGTGGAGGTCGGAAACCATCACCAAGATGGTTGTAGACCTCCCTTTCTATAGCCCAGAGGTATGCCCTCTGCCGGGCCATCGCTGCTCAGGTGAATTCTAGGCGATGTTACTGGTCAGTAACTTAGCAATCACACAAGTGATTGCTTAGAAGGACATCACTGCCTGATGTCCAACTTGAGGAACAGATGACATCGAAGAAGAAGACGAACCTGTCACCCTCGGCTGCTTTGGCAGCAGCCAAGGAAGACATGGTGGAACTGATCGGCAGGGGTTTGACGGTCGCAGCCGCCCTGGAGAAGGTCGGCCGCTCCCGCTCCTGGTACGAATCGAACAGGAGCAAGGACCCCGACTGGCGTCGGGCTATCGACCAGGCGAGGCTGCCCTCACGGGCAGCGAAGGATCGGGCGGAAGCCTCCAAGGGCGAAGTCTCCGACTTCGTCACCTTCCGAAGCAAGTACCTCAACTCGCAGACGTTCCCCCACCAGCGGGCGTGGATAGATGTCCTGGAGGGTAGGGAGCCGAAGATTGAGCGCGGCTGGCGCTACGAGCCAGCGCGCCCCAACCGGCTGCTGATCAACACCCCGCCGAACCACGCCAAGTCGATGACGGTGTCCATAGACTACGTTGTCTACCGGATTTGTATGAATCCGAATGTGCGGGTCATGCTGGTGTCCAAGACGCAGCAGATGGCGAAGAAGTTCCTGTACGCCGTCAAGCAGCGCTTGACACATCCGATGTACCGCGACCTCCAGTTGGCCTACGGCCCGGAGGGCGGCTTCAAAGAGGAAGCCGACCAGTGGACAGCGCAGGCGATCTACCTGGGTGGGGAAGGCAAGGACTCAGGTGAGAAGGACCCGACCGTGGAGGCCATCGGCCTCGGCGGGCAGATATACGGTGCCCGTGCTGATCTGATCATCTGCGATGACGCGGTCACCCTGTCCAACGCCCACCAGTGGGCAGACCAGATGGACTGGCTACGCCAAGAGGTGGCATCCCGGCTGGGTCCGGCGGGCAAACTGCTGGTGATCGGCACGCGGGTGGCGGCGCAGGACCTGTACCGGGAGTTGCGCAACCCGGAGCACTACTCGGACAAGCACACCCCGTGGACGTACCTGGGGCAACCGGCGCTGCTGGACTCGTCCAGCGACAACCCGGAAGAGTGGACCACTCTGTGGCCACGATCTGACCGGGCGTTTGAGGGTTCGGAGGACGAACCGGACGCTGACGGGCTGTACCCACGCTGGACCGGACCTCGCCTGAAGGAGGTCCGCAACGACATGGGACCCACCAAGTGGGCGCTGGTGTACCAGCAGGAGGATGTCAACTCCGACATGATCTTCGACCCTGCCTGCGTGCAGGGGTCGGTGGATGGACGCAGACAGCAAGGCCCGATCACGCGGGAACGGATGCAGATGTGGGCACCGGGACGCAAAGACATCCACCCGGAGGGCTTCTACCGCATCTGTTCGATGGACCCGGCCATGTCGGGGGATACGGCGGCGGTCGCCTACGCGGTAGACCGGCGCACCCGTAAGCGGTATGTGCTGGATGTGAACGTGATGACCGGGCCTACTCCGGCGAAGATCAGGGAACTGATCCAGGAGTGGACCGAAGTGTATGCACCGCACGAATGGGTGGTGGAAAGCAACGCTTTCCAACTGTTCCTAACCCAGGATGAGGAGATTCAGTCCTACCTGGCGAACAAGGGCATCCCGATGGTGTCGCACTACACCGGCAGGAACAAGACCGACCCCGAGTTCGGGGTGGCATCGCTCGCCCCGCTGTTCGGCACAGCCGAACGGGACGACTTGGGCCACCGAATCCACAAGGGGGACAACCTGATCTCGCTGCCCAGCACTTCACACTGTGCCGGGTCGCGGATGCTGTGCGACCAACTGGTCGTGTGGGACCCGAACGTGTCACCGAAGCACCGCAAACAGGACACAATCATGGCCTTGTGGTTTGCGGAACTGCGGGCACGGCGTGTGCTGAACCAGGCCAGGGAACAACAGCAGCATTTCTATTCCTCCCCGTTCACGCCGCAGCGCGACGTGGACAGGCAGGCCGTTGTATCGCTAGACCAGTGGGCCGCTGGAAACCAACCGACGATGTCGTTCATGTGACGCCAGGTCTGGACCTACTGCTCTACCTACATGGAAGGCAACACTGATGGCGGAACTCGCCCAGATCATTCAGCGCTATGAGGCGCTGAAGCGCACGTTCATTGAACGCGACAAGAAGATGGCGCGTGTCACGGCCGTGCGCAACGGGGACATCTCGTCCCTCGCCCCTGGGCTGTTCCCCGAAGCGTGGCCGAAGCCTGTCGTGGCCAACTTTGTGGACATCGCAGCCCGCGATCTGGCCGAAGTGATCGCCCCGCTGCCCGCAGTGAACTGCAACCCGTCCGATGTGGTGGACGACAACGCCCGTACACGGGCGAACAAGCGCACCAAGATCGCCAACTACTACATGGAAGCGTCCCGGCTGGCCACCACCATGTACACGGGCGCAGATTCGTACCTCACCTACGGCTTCCTGCCGTTCCGGGTGGAGGCAAACCTGGAGGAGGGGCGCCCACACATCCATGTGGAGTCCCCAGTCGGCGGATATCCCGAATATGACCGCTGGGGCAACGTGGTTGCCTACGCGAAACGCTGGATGATGCCAGCGGGAACGCTGGCAGCGCAGTATCCCGAGTTCACCAGACAGATTCTGGGCGATGCGGGCGACACACGCGACCGTATTGTCGAACTGGTGCGTTGGTCTGACGCCAACGCCACCACCATGTTCATGAACTCGTCCAGTGCGGGCGGTCTGATGCTGTCCAGCATTCGCAACCCGCTGGGACGGGTGCCTATCGCCATCGCTAGGCGTCCAGACATCTCAGGTCAGCCGCAAGGCCAGTTCGATGATGTGCTGTGGGTGCAGTTGGCCCGCTCCTACATGGCGATGCTGAAACTGGAGGCGGCGCACAAGGCGGTGGAGGCCCCCATTGCTCTTCCACAGGACGTGCAGCACCTTCCGATTGGTGGCAACGCAGTCATGCGTTCCGCTAACCCGGAGAAGATACGCCGGGTCGCGCTGGATGTGCCGAACACCATCTTCGCCGAGGACTCTGCACTTCAGCAGGAGATGCGGCTAGGCTCCCGCTACCCGGAGGGGCGTTCCGGCATGACGGACGCCTCCATCATCACAGGCAAGGGCGTACAGGCCCTGATGGGTGGCTTCGACACCCAGGTGAAAACGGCCCAGCGCATCATCGGTGAGGCACTGCAGGACGCCATCGGCATGTGCTTCGAACTGGACGAGAAGGTGTGGCCTGACGGCAAGAAGACCGTCTCCGGGGTGCAGCACAGCCAGCCGTACACACTGAAGTACACACCAGCAAGGGACATCAAGGGTGATTACACGGTCGATGTTGAGTACGGTTTGCTGGGCGGTCTGGACCCTAACCGGGCACTGGTTTGGGGGCTGCAGGCACGATCTGACAAGTTGGTGTCCCGCTCCTGGATGCGTAGGAACCTTCCGGTCAGCCTCAACGTGGTGGCCGAGGAGCAACTGATCGACATTGAGGACGGTCGGGACGCCCTGAAGCAGGCGATAGCCGGGTATGTGCAGGCGCTGCCTGTGATGGCGCAGAACGGGCAGGACCCAGCGAAGATTGTGACATCCCTGGCAACGGTGATCGACGCCAGGAAGAAGGGCAAGACCATCGAAGAGGCGGTCGCCCTTGCGTTTCCCAGCCCGGAGCCTGAGACGGCACCGGAGACAGCCGCCGAGGGCGGCATCGAAGAACCTGGACAGCCCGGCGGACCCGACATGGGGGCGCTGGGGGACGACGGCCTCATGCGTGGGGTCGCACCAGGACAGCAAGGTATGGCACCTAATGGTGGACGCCCCGACCTGGCCATGATGATGGCCGGGTTGTCTGCCAGCGGGGCACCACACATGGGTGTCACCGTTCAACGCCGTCAGGCAATCTAAGGAGAAACATGTTTGGAAAGCAGGGTGGCAGCAAAGCCACCCCCGATCAGTCCCCTAAGGCTGGCGGCATCCCGCCCGCACAGAAGTGGCCGGATGTTCCGGCGACCGGAACCAGCACCAAGTTGGGCAATCCGGGCAACGGCGGCAAGTTCCCGTCCACCGGAAACAACGACAAGAATCGAGTCAAGTAGATATGGCCTTCCCTGCGAAGAAAGCAGCAGCCAAGAAAGCCCCAGCGAAGAAGGCGGTGGCAGGTAAGAAGCCTAACCCGTTCGCCAAGAAGGCTGCGGCTAAGAAGGCACCGGCCAAGAAGGCCGCTGCCAAGAAGTGCTAGACCGGCTCAACAACTAGGAGAAGACAGTGGCAGATGGACACGGTGGATACCGCAAACCGGAGAAGCCTGCCGCAGTAAGTGGCCCTGGCAAATACAGCGCGAGGACCGATGGGCAACCAGGAGCGCAGCCTGTGCGCGCGTTACCCGATGCTGGCTACGGTGAACAGGCAGACTTCACCGGGCTTCAGCAGGCTGCCCCGCTCGCATCCAGCCAGGGTATGCCTGCACCTTCGCAGGCACAGCCAGGAGGCGGGGCCGGACAACCCGGCCCTGCCCCTGTGCCACTCACTGCACCCGAGCAGAACCCCAACGTGCCCATCACACAGGGGCTAGACGTTGGTCCAGGTGCAGGCTCTGAGGTGCTGGGCGATCCCACCTCTGAGCGCACAGCGCAGGCGGCGAAGTTGGCAGACTACTTGCCGATGCTGCTGCCCCATGCACGCAACCCGAAGTCGTCGCCGTCTTACCGTGCGATGGTGCGGATGATTCAGAATTCTGTACAGCAGCAGCAGATGGATGGACACCTGTGAGCGAGCCGCAGATTCCCACGTTCATTCAGAACGTGGAGGCTTTTGCCAACACCTTCGGGCCGCATGAGGCACCGATGGTGATCGACTTTGCCCATCTGCCGTGGCTTACATCCACACATCGTGACGAGTTCATCAAACTGTTGACCGAGCCGGGAGGGGCCAGTGCCTAATACCGGCAACGTCTACGTCCCCGAGGATGACTGGAACGCGCAAGACCAGGCGCAACAGCAGGCTGTGGAGCAGCAGGCCCCTGCGCCGCTGGACGATTCGTACTTCCAGTACGGCAATGACAACTTCCAGTACGGTGGCGGTGACCACACCAACTCTTCAGGTGGCGACAACAGTGGACAGCAGCAGGCTGTCAACGATCCCAACTGGATCAACCACCTTCGGGTGGACACATCCAATGGTCTGTCCAACGCCACCGTCTACTACCGTGACCCGGATGGCAAACTGGTCACCCGCCTGCTCAACGATGTAAACAGTACCGGACACGATTCACTGCTGGACACGTTTAGTGCGGCAACAGCCGCCGTCTACAACAACGTGTCCCGAGCGGTGTCCACCCCGCTGATCATGTCGAACCCTCTCCAGCCCGCCTACGGTGATCTGGGTAAGGCGTGGGATGCAGCAAAGAACGTGTCACCTGGACAGGCGTACCATGCGAACCCGATCTTCAACGAGGGCATGGACTTCGTCGGTGAACACTTCGGTGCATCATCCATACCTGGCATCGGTGAAGCCCTGCAGGGTGCAGCCTATCTGGATTCCCAGGTGTCGAAGGCGACCCGTATCGCTGAGGCTGAAGGCCGTCTGAACTTCAACGATGAGAAGCAGACGAAGGAGTTCTACAACCGGGACAGTGTGGCGAACAGCCTGCTGACTGGCGCTACTGACGCTGCCATGTGGGCGATCCCTGTGATCGACCCGGTGTGGATGGGTGCCTTGGCCATGAAGGGCGCTAGGGCTGCTGCTGTAGGTTCCCGCTTCATGTCGCAGGCTGCGATGCGTGAAGCCGAGAACGCTGTGTATGCGCACATCGTTGAGGGCGTGCCGCTACCTGAAGACCTGGCCGGTAGGGCCAGGGTGGCGATGGGGACGGATGGCGCCGTCCTTCCAGGCCCACGGGTGCAGCCCAACACGCACATCGTCAACGACCGAACGGTTGGCGAGGATGTCGCCGGGATCGTGACGCAAGGCGTCAAGGGTACGGTGAACCCGACCACCGCAGAAGACATCGACAAACTCACATCTACCGTGCGTGCCACCATGAACGGGCGCGAGACTGTGCTGTTGGACAGCGGCTGGGCTGTGGATGCACGGCTGTTCGATCACAGCACAGGAGAGTTGCTTCCCGGTACAGACCTGGCGGGGGTGGAAGGCTTCCGCCTCACAGACAACGGTCGCCTGGTGAAGACGCAACTGGATGCGTCGGGCACGCCGTACAAGTTTGCGGCCAACGATGTGAAGCCGCGACCTGGCGAGTCTGAGGCTGATGCCTTGGAGCGCACCCAGTGGACTGAGCGTGTCGTGCCAGTAAGGGCCGACCCACTGGACCCTGGAACATACGGCATCCACAACTCCACCCTGCACACGGGGGAGTCGGCACCGCATGTGTCGATGGGGGAGGGTGGCAACACCCGCACCTACAGTTCCCGACCTGACGCGGCAGCGTTCCTGCAGGACCCGGTGGTGCAGAAGACATCCAACAGGATGGCTTCGGCCAAGTTCTTGGCCAACTCTGAGGACGAGGTGGACTTCCTCGTCCGCGAGTTGTACCTAGCCGGTTCCCCTTGGGCGAAGGAGTACCTGAAGGAAACGAGGACAGCCCTACTGCTGGCGCAAGAAGAGGCACAGCAGGCTGTGCGCATGTGGGACAACCTGGCCAAGGGGCGCGTACTGCAGGACGGCTCCGAGCGCGAGAGGATGCTTCTGTCTACAGCGTCCGAGGCCGATAAGGCCCGGATGGATCGGGTGCTGCAGCAGTTGAAGGACGAGATCGACGGCGACGTTGCAGCACTGACGCCGGGTGATCGTTCCCTGTTCGCATCAGGGTACACCCCGTACACCTACTCCAACTCGCGCGCAGCGCGAGCATCGAACGCCGTGCTGAACAAGACGGGTATTGCGAAGGCTGTCGGGTTTGGTAAGGCAGGTAAGGCTGGCGAAGCCATCCGATACCAGCGCGTGCTGAACCGTGCCGATGTCTTCTACTTCACACCGAAGGGCGCACCCGGATCAGTGGTGGGTGTGGCCCAGCGGGCATGGGATGAACTACCGAACGGCATCCTGCCCGTCAAGGGGCTGGATCAGGTTGACGCCCACGCCGCTGTGCAGTCGGTCGTTCGCGACGTTCCCGCCTACACCCAGTCGCCGAAGGGTAAGATGATCGCCGGGCGCAAGCGGGCGATCACCTGGTGGGATGGCCAGCACATGACTGGTGGCGACCGTATGCGTTGGGTCATCAACGAGTACATCCGCCGCACCCAGTTGGGGCAGTCGGCTGATGTCGCGTTCAAGGATGCAGCCGAATGGTTCAACGAACATGTGTGGAGGGACACGCTGTCCGCTAACGGGATCAGCGGGTCCGTGTTTGATGATGTCATCGAACACTACCAGAAGAACCTGCGGGCCGAGGAACTGTTCCAGCAGGACATGTTCAAGAAGCGCCAGTTCGGGCACACGCTGGACGAGAACGGCAACTACGTTCCGATTGAGGATCGCATCCTTGCCGGTCATCTGGACAACCATGTGATGGTGACGGACTTCCGTCACCTTCAGCAGATTCTGGAAACGCCCGCGTTCATGGAGGCGTACCAGAAGCCCGGCTCGCTGCGCCCTGGTGACCTGTCTGGAGCGAAGCGACTGGAGACTCGCCGCGCCATCGTGGGTGGCGTAGCCAAGGGCGGCGACGCCATTATGAACGTGTGGAAGCCGCTAGTGTTGGCCCGTCCACTGTCCTACCCGCTGCGCAACGTGGGCATTGAGGCACAGTCTCGCCTCGCTGCCACGCTAGGTGTGGGCAACTATGTGTCGCTCATCTTCAAGGGTGGCGGGCGTGACACGAGGGCCGCAAAGATTGCAGGCGAGGTAGCCGACACGGCTGAACGTGACGCACTAGAGATGCGCAATGCGGTACATGAGGACAAGGGCTGGCACCTTGTCAGGATCATGGACTCCGACCTGTCAGCCCCGGCTGTGCGTAACGTAGCCGAACGCTCCAAGGCTGCACATGACGAGGTGGCACGCCTGTCGAAGATGCTGGACGAAGGTCCAGGCGAACACATCGTCATGGACTTCCATGAACATCCTGGCGTTATGCACCGCTTCGCTCAGGAGAAGGGCGCAACCGACATCGCACCTACGCGTGCGGTCGAATTGGACGAGCGCACCACAGTGGTGAACCCGGCACGGGTGGACCAGTACATCCAGCAGATCGCTGAAGGCAAAGGGTTCGACAGCCCCATCATCATCGGCGTCGATCCTTCCGGTGTGGCACGGGTGATCGACGGCAAGCACCGCATCATCGCAGCACAGGCGACAGGTATGCCACATGTGCCGATCCGTGTGGTGCTAGACAGGTCGGGCCAAGGCCCGAAACTGAAGGGGCTGCAGGCTAAGAAGTTGGCCGAGCGCCTGGAGGCCGAGCCTGGGCAGATGCGCACCCCGGTACCACGACGCCCAGGGCTACCCGTCCTCACCCCGGCACGGGATGCGTCCCACCTGATCGCACATGAGATGCCACCGGTCAAGTCTCTCATCGTGGACAATGGTGACGGCTGGTTGGTGCAACGCTCCAGCGGCATGTGGGACTGGGTGAAGACTCGCAAGTTGACGGGCGGGGTAACCTCACCGAAGGATGTACACATCTACACCGACCCCGAGTCGGGCATGAAGTGGGTGTACAAGAACGAGACAGTGGGCACCTTCCACAGCCCGGAAGAGTTCCAGGTTGCGATGCAACGCAAGCGGGAACGGGAGTGGAACAAGCAGGTGCTGCGGGACACCGTCCCGCTAAGCCCCGAGATTGCGTTCCCTGCACAGAAGTGGACGAAGGCGTCCAACATTGAGCGTTGGATTGACGAGGCTGACGGCAAGATCAGCAAGACGTTGGATGCTGGCGATCAGTGGGTAACAACGACGGAGCGTGCGCTGGGCGCAGCCATAGCGAAGGCGAACCGTATCGACGCCGAGGCTGGCGGGATGCTCACCCAACTGGGTGTGCTCACGCCAACGCCGGATGGGCTGTCACCCAACTGGTGGGAGGCCCTGCCCAACGATGAAGAGTTGCGGCTAGCCCACGCCGAATGGGCCAACGCCCTGACGGCGCGGGCACAACTTGATGCCAGCGCAGGGCACGCTCGCGAACTGGCGCAGTACATGGGGGCCAGGGCTGAGGGTGGCCTATGGGCACGCACGCCTAAGGTGAACGCTGGCGGTCGTGTCAGTGTGCCGGTTGGACGACCTGGCCATCTGCGTGTCGGTGAAGGCATGGAGACTCAGTACGTCAACGGGCAGACGTTCCACTACGGCGGCATCTTCTCTGGTGCGTTTGGTGACATCGCACGGCAGGCCGTGTCTGCCGATGACACCGTGTCCAACTTCATCAAGTCTGGACGCAACGCTGCCAACGCAGCATTGCGCAAGGAGATTCCTTACAAGAACAAGCGCATCGAACATGGCGACCCTGCCTACTTCAACGCCTTGGCGCATGTGGCGAACCGGACGATGAGGAACAACACATCGGCCCGCATGATCCTGTCCGTCCCGGCTGAGGATGCGTCGCGCGTGATGCCCGACTACATCGCCTGGGTGCTGCGCGATCCAGGCGAAGAGGCGTCCAAGGTTCGCCAGATGTTCCAGATCAACACGGTTGATGATGCGCGAACGCAGTTCCTGCGTGAGGTTGATCATGTCAATGGCCTGATCCCGAACGGCGAAGCCCGCAACATGCTGGCCCGTGGGGAAGAGGTGAACCCCAACATGCTGCGTGCCACGCTGGCACCAGGTGAGCATGGATGGGTGCCGGTGATTGGCGACAAGTTGGAGGGGGTCGCAGGCTGGCATCTTGACTCTGCCAGTTTCTTCGGCGCTGCGCGCAAGGTGACCAACAAGGTCTTCCAGTGGATCGGCTCAGTACCTGAGGACCTGTTCGCCCGTATGCCGCTGGCCAACGCACGCTTCAACGACCACATGGTTACAGCGTTGGAGCGCGCCACATCAGGTGGCGAGAAGTTGACGCTGGAAGAGTTGGAGTCGCTACGTCGCAACGCTGCCCGCCTTGCGGTGCAGGATGTGCGGGACACGCTGTACACGCTGACCCGTCGTCACCGTGCGCCGGAGTCGATCCGTCTAGTGTCGGCGTTCGCTGAAGCGCAGACGAACAGCCTCGCCTTCTGGTCGAAGAACTTCGTGGACAACCCAGACCACATGGCGATCCTGTTGAAGATCGCGGCCGAGCCGGAACGGCTGGGCCTCTGGGACGAGGACGGCAACATCGCCATTCCCATCCCTACGCCGCTACGTTCCTACGTTCCGAACGGGGCAGACAAGTTCGTGATCGACCCTGCGGCGATCATCAACATCTACGCCAACGTGGAGAACAAGGAGAACATGATCGCGGGCATGTTCCTGCCGGGACCTGCCCCGTACATCTCAATGGGTGTCTCCAACTTTGCGCAGACGCTGGGCGGTGGCAACATCCTCAACTGGTTCAACACTCATGTGCCTGGTGGGAAGACGATCACGGCACAACTGCTGGGACCATCCGGTCCCTCTTCGCAGTGGGGATCGTTGGACCGGATGCTTCCGCCGTCCATCCAGAACATCTGGCATTACCTGGACAGCGACAGCAACGCGAACGACTACGTCAATGCACAGAAGACTTCAGCGTTTGAGTTGCGCCATCTGCGCTGGATGCTCGACGGACGCAAGGGTGAAGAACCTAAGGTGGACGACGAGGAGAACACGAAGATGGTGGCAGGCAACTTCCTGCTGCGCTTCTTCACAGGGATGGTGTCACCGATGGGTGGCACGTTCAAGGACTCCACCTACCAACATCTGTCCAACGTCTACCAGATGTTCAAGGAGAACTACGGAACATCGAAGGCTGACCAGATGATGCTGCAGCAGTTCCCCGAAGCGGTGGGGATGCTGGCGTCAAGCCACGGCAAGTCTGGGCTGTCGCCCACCTGGGATGCGATCAACGCGATGGAGGCGCAGAAAGACTTCTACGCCAAGATCGGCAAGATTGATCCGGCCGCTGTCGGGATGCTGGTGCCGTACTCCAAAGGCTTCGACCCTGCGGCGTACCGCTACGAGGAGAAGCACAAGGTTCCCGGTAGCGAGGAAACGATCCGGCCGAAGTTGACACCGGAGGAGCAGCGTAAGCAGTTTGAGCGTGACGTTGCCATGCGCAAGCGGCTGCTGTTCGCCGACCAGTTGGATGTGGAGAAGCAGGCGCACGGCGTGATGCCGGGCACCCCGGAGGCGAAGGCGTACAAGGCGCGACTGACTGCGTACACCAACCAGTTGAAGGAGCAGTACCCCGGCTTCGCCGAGTCGTACTCCAACCCGAAGTGGGTGGGTACAGGGTTGGCGCTGATCCGTGAGATCGCGAACAACTCCGACTTCGCCAAGGGCGAAGGGAACGCGACGCTGGTGCAGGCTGCACAGAACTACCTGGCGCTGCGGGAGAACTACCAGGCCCAGTACGAGCAGGCGAAGGCTTCGTTCGATGTGGGCTACAAGAAGCAGCACGCAATCCAGGACGACTTTGAGGCGAAGGTGGACAACATCATCGCAGGCGATGAAAGGTTCCACCGCATCGTGAAGGGCTACATGTACATGGACAACCTGAGTGTCCCTAACACGGCAGGTGATCGGTAGTGGGTAACTGGAGCGACGCCAAGGAAACCTACCAAACGGAGCAGGCTTCCCAACACTTCTCCGACTCTCGCGACTCGTACTACGGTGGCGATGTGTCGATGGTGGACACTCCCGGTGGTGGCGGCTGGGGTGAAACCCCGACGCCTGCCGTCGATGGCTATGGTGGACAGTGGGACAACCCAGGTAATGGGTGGTCTGTTCGTGACGCCCAGTCGGGCGAGATCGTTCCCGTGTCGCTGGCCTACCAGTTCACACCGGAGGCGTACCAGGCTAGGGCTGCGGCCCTAGCAGCGATCACCGACACCCGTGAACTCATCATGGAGCACCAGAATGTGCAGCGCGAGATCGCGTGGAATGGTGGGCATCCGAACTCGCCGGTCGGCCTGAACTCCGTACTGACACGGCAGGCGATGGAGCGGGCGCGCATGTCGGGCCAGGACTTCTCCGTCCCGGCCTTGATGAACCTGCGCCCGTCCACGCTGTCGGCCAATCCGAACATCACACAGATCGAACCGGATGGTCCGCACAAGGGGCAGGAGTCGTTCAACACAATCTTGGGCCGGGCTGCTAGGGAGCAGGGCCTGGAGGGTTTGAACAACGCCAAGACTTACGCCCTCAACCCTGACGGGTCATACGCGCTGGACGGCAACGGTCAGCGCATCGTGACCGGCTTCCAGTATTGGGAGCCGGTGCCATCCAAGGTAGGGCAGGAACATTCGTCCAGCCTGTCGTCCATGCAAGACCCGCAGTGGAACGCGCTAGTCGGCGCGGAGAACCAGGGGCTAGGCAAGGACGGCAAACTCATACCGTGGGATGGGCAGCAGGACATCCGCGACATCACCGATAGGTTCTGGTCCTGGATTCCGGTGGAGTCTTCCGGCTACTACATCAACGACGACAAGACCCCACGGGTGCTGAAGGATCAGGCGTTGGCCTACGCCAAGATGGTGTGGGGTAAAGACCAAGTCAGCAAGTCTGAGATTGGGCAGGCGTTCAAGCAAGCCGCAGAGATCACCGCCTACATGAACCAGGGTGGTGACGGACGCACCGTGTCCGACACGATTGGCATGTCGCTGAAGGCGGGCGGCACAGCCGCCGCGTTCACTCCGCAACAGCCAGCCACCTTCGACCAGGGCCAGGTCCAACTGGAGGTGAAGCCGAAGGGTGTGGGCTGGACGAACGGGCCAACACCTATCGGTGGATCACCGGGTGGGTCTGGCGGTGGCGGCGGTAGCCGCTCGTCCATCCGCTTCTCCGGCTCCACCAGCACCCGCTCTGGCGGCGGAGGCGGTGGCGGCGGAGGCGGTGGTGGCGGTGGTGGCGGTGGTGGCGGTGGTGGCAGTGGCTCCGCTACCACTGAGCAAGTCTCCCTGTCCGACGAGGGCACGGCACGCAAACTGATGGACGCCGCATCGTTCCAACTGATCGGTCGTGCAGCGACCGACGAAGAGGTGGCGAAGTTCCTTACCCACCTGAACGAGCAGGAGAACCTGCACCCCGACGTTGCCACCTCGTCCACTGACTCGGCGGGCAACCCGGTCAACGAGGTGAAGACCGGCATCTCTATGGAGGGACGCCTGGACCTGGCGAAGGACGCGGTCAAGACAGACAGTCAAGACTCAGGTGAACTGCAAGGGGAACAGATGGGTGCCAACTTCTCACAGTGGCTGTGGAACGCAGTCGCTAGTTCCAGCCGTGGGGCCGGTGTGCTGTGACCACACCAACGCAGACCCCGGCGCAGGAGAAGGCAGCGATCAAGTGGATGTCCGAGAAGTACGGGCTGGCCGCTTCGCTCATCACTGACCCGAAGAACAAGGACCTGTACAAACTGTTCCAGACGGCCATCAGGGAGAAGTGGGCCGAGGACACCACGGGCAACGCCCAGTCGAAGTTCATGGCTGGGCTGCGCAACACGCGCTGGTGGAAGACGCAGTCGGAGCAGTGGCGTCAACTGGAAGTGCAGCGGGTAACCGACCCACGCACCTACCAGTTGCGCATGAAGCAGAACCGCGAGAAGTTTGAGAGGACAGCCCAGGCGATGGGCGTCAACTTCTCCGACCACATGCGTGACCTGATCATCAACCAGGGCATCTCTGAAGGTTGGGATGAGGCAACCTTAGAGCAGCACATGGGTGCGTTCATCAAGACCGACGCAGCCGGGCAGTTGCATGGCAACGCGGGCAACCTGGCCGAGACACTGCGGGGGACGGCCGAGGCGAACGGCGTCAAGTTCAACAACCGCTTCTACGCTGATGCTGCACGCAGCGTCGCCCAAGGGTTGCAGTCGGACAAGGACTGGGAACGCTACATCCGCGAGCAGGCGGCGCAGCAATACACTGCCTTCGCCGAACAGATCAAGGCTGGCCAAGACTTGAAGACGTTAGCGGCGGGCACAGTGGGTGCTGTGGCTGGCGAGTTGGAGATGGACCCAGAGCAACTAGGACTGCACGACAGCATCGTGCAGAAGGCGCTGACCAACACTGACGAGCAGGGCAAGCCTGCCCCGCTGGCCCTATGGCAGGTCAAGCAGATGGCGCGGCAGGACGCCCGGTATAAGCAGACGCAGCAGTTCCAGCGTGATTCGGCAGGAGTTGGCATGGCGCTACTCAAAGCGTGGGGAGCGGTGCAGTGACCACGACCAATCAGGGTGACAACTCTCGCGCCTCCGGCGGGAGCAAGCAAGCAGCCAGGTACACGCAGCAGCAGGCCGCTGCCGCCAAGCGTAAGCGTCAAGTCAAGCAGGCGCTTGACAAGAAGATGAAGGACGCGATCAGCAAGAACCCGAACGCCTTGGCGAAGGTGAAGGCAGACATGCGCCTGAAGGCGCAGATCGCAGCCAACATCAAGGCGGGGAAGAATCCGAACGGCACCCCGAAGGGTAGCCCATCAGGTACGGGCACACGACCCACCCCGCCCACGCTGCCGACCCAGCCAGACCCGAAGCAGTTGCTGGCTGTCCGCTCACTCATGGCCGACTACGGCATGTCCGACCTGTGGGACTATGTGGAACACAACCTGGTGACGAAGGAAGGCTACGGCGCAGCCGACGCCGACGCCATCTGGATCAGGTTGAAGACGGACACCGACAAGTTGCCCAACGGTAAGACGGTGGCCGACACCTACAAGGCTCGCTTCCCAGCGAATGAGGCCAGGGTGAAGAACGGCTACGCCGAGATGACACCGACTGAGTATGTGACCTACGAGCGCAAGGTGCAGTCGATGATTGGCTTGGCGTTGCCCGGCTACAAGGGCTTCTACGACAAGCCGTCCGACTACACCAACCTGATCGCCAACAATGTGGACCCGGAGGATTTGCAGTCGCGGATCAACATGGCGCATGAGGCGGCGATCAACGCCGACCCCGGCTTGGTCAAGTCACTGCAGGACATGTACGGCGTAGGTCAGTCCGACTTGGTGGCCTACTTCTTGGACCCGACGAAGACGGAGCAGATCGTGCGGCAGCGTTACAACGCTGCCCAGTTCAACGCAGCAGCCCGCAAGGCTGGTGCCCAGTTCTCCACCCAGTTTGCCGAGGAGGTTGCTGCAACACAGGGTGGCGAGCCTCCAGCAACTGTGGCTGGCAGCGACGACAAGGCGCTGGCTGGCATTGCCGACGAACTGTCCGCAGCCCGCAGCCTGTCCGGGATGTACTCCCAGGATGCGATCAGCGACGAGGATGTCGCACGTTCAGCGATGAACATGCAAGGTGCCAGCGACATCGACCAGCGCAGGAAGCGGCTGGCTTCCCGCGAACGTGCCGCCTTCAGCGGCAAACTTTCCGCCGACTCGGGCACCCTGTCGGAGCGGAAGAACATATAGACCACCGCCAGATCGACCGGCCCTGGCGTGCGTAGGTAGACCGGCAGTTGGAGCACACCATTCATCCCCGTGTGTGGTGTTGGCCAGCGAACACAACAATGATTAGGGAGTAGCATGTCGCAGTACGGGTACGACGATGACGAGTACCAGGACGATTCTGACGGAATCAAGTCCCTCCGCGCCGCACTGAAGAAGGCGCAGAAGGAACTGGAGGAAACTCAGAAGCAACTGAAA